GATTAGCGGGATGAGCAAGGACGATGTAATTCTGACTGAGGACCAAAAAGTTTTTATCTTGGCAAATTATACCAAGATGAGCCTTAAGGAATTAGCTCAAGCCATTGGGAATGATCCTAAACAAAATGGGCAAACAAAGCTAGGCCGCGCCATTCGGGAATTTCTGGCGGCAAAGGGGTTAGAGTATGAGACAACGAAATTCGTTAAACAGGGCGACCTAGTTCTAACTAAAGAACAAATTGAGTTTATTGATAAAAATAAAGCCGTAATGAAAGCAGAGGAAATGGCCAAACTTTTATTTAATTTAGATGTGGTAGAATACCTGTCTAGAGAATATAAGGCTGTTTATAAATATCTACAAGAAACCGATCCCGCATTTATACCGAAGGAAGAAAGACTCACGGGTGATTCATACAAGGTTCCAACTAGTATGGAAAGACTTATCCCGCGCGTAAACAAATACGTAATGAAAACTATGGGGGATGATGTTAAGTATCTTGATAAAGATAAACTTACGGCAGTCCAAATTAAGAATCTAAAAGCACTGTTAGGCTACATGAACGTGTATCAATTCGTCTATCAGGCCCAACTTTATCAGAAAGAGGTAGACGTAGAACTTTTTGAATCAAATTTTATTCGCTTTTGCTATGATAAACCTGATCTTTTGGAGGAGGAGGTAAATGATTATATTGCATTCTGTTCGGAAATCGTTTTAATTGCGCAAATTGATCGAAGAATTCAGTCTTTTGATAGACAATATCAATCGCTTATTGACGGTGATGATAATAGCAAAAAACTCAGCATGACTTTCGTTGAGGCTATTAAGGGTGAAATTGAAAAACTTAATCAAGCCAAGACTAAGAGAGATAAACTAAAGGAAAGTCTTACGGGCGCGCGTAATAAGCGATTAGACGGAAAGATTCAGCAAACCGCATCATTGCATAACTTGGTGGAAATGTGGAAAAAAGAAGAAGACCGTAAAAAGATAATTGCAATGGCTCAAAAACGTCAATTGGCGCTAAGGGAAGAGGTAGATCGTCTTACGAGTATAGATTCGTTGCGCGCTGAAATTTTTGGTATTGATGAAAAAATAATCAATCTTTAATTGAAATTCTTTTGTTTTTCGTGTATTATAAATGGTATGAGGACAAAATCTAGCATGAAAAACGATAAATTAATAGCGGAACGCATCCTTTCCTTACAAAAAGAAGGGTATTTGGTTCGTGATATTATGCTTCTCGAAAGTGTTACCAAGGGTAGGGTTCACTCTGTTTTAAAAAGAAATAAAATTCGTCCGCGACGTGGCGTATTAAATTTATTTCAAGAGTTAGCCGTGATTGAAGACTACAAAGACGGAATGTTAATTAAAGAGATAGAAGATAAGTATAACATTAGCGAACAGGTTATATGGAATACGTTGGATAGGCATAATATAGATAGAATTCGTCAGAAAACATATCCCGTAAATATTGATGAAATTTTATTGTCAGATTATGCTTCCGGCTTAAAACTAGAGGTTATACAGAACAACCGAGATGTTTCAAGGACGAAACTTTATAGCACTCTCCACCGTTACGATGTTAAACCAAACAGATGTGTTCCGTTATCAAAAGTCGAAGAACTCAAAATAATTGAACGTTACAAAAATAATGAGCGGCCAATGGATATTGCTGCGAGTTATCCAGAATACGAATGTTATCACTTTGTTTTAAAAATTCTTAAAAAATATAATATACCAATAACCAATCATTTATCCGTTCCAAAAGAAGATTATTTTGAGGTTGGGGAAAGGTATATAGCTGGAGAGTCAACTTTGGATATAGCTGATGATTATGGGTGTAGCAATTGTGTCATAAGTAGAATTTTAGAAGAAATTGGGGTTGATAGAAGGGACGCTTCGCACGCAAAACAGTTTTACGATATAAACGAAAATTATTTTGAGGTTGTTGACACCCCTGAAAAAGCTTATTGGCTAGGATTTATTTTTGGCGATGGATGTATCACGCCAAGAACCAGTTGTCTCCAAATTGGATTACAAGCTAGGGACCGTGGGCATTTGGTTAAATTTTTAAAGGCCATTGGTTCCAATCATCCAATAAAGGAATATAAAAATAATGGGTTCGGCAAGGGGAAAACATATGTAAAAATAGCTATATGCAACAAAAAAATGGCATTAGATTTACAAAATTATAATGTAATACAAAATAAAACTTATGATTTGAATTGGCCGAATAAATTAAATGATAACCTTTGGAGTCATTTTATTAGGGGTAAATTTGATAGTGATGGATGTCTATGCATAACAAATCCAAAGAAATTTTATTTTTGTATCACCTCTTTTACTAGATTTTTGGGCGAATTAAAAGAAAAGATTGAGCAAAAGGTCGATGTAAATTGCTTGATAAATGAATTTTATAGCGTAGAGGGGTCTTCCGCATCAAATTTGTGGGTTTCAGGAAATCGCCAAATAATAAAAATACTTGATTGGATATTCGCTAATCATGGCGGGGCTTATCTAGATAGAAAATACGAACTTTATAAACAGGCTTTAGAATATTACAAAGACATTAATGGTTCAGAACAAATGGAGGAATATCTAATTGCCCATTAAGTGTTTAATTGATGGATTTGAGTGTGATAATTTAAATGAGTTTAATGCTCATTTGCGAAAATTAAAAGTTACTCAAAAATACTATTTTGAAACCCACGAACCCAGAGTTGATTTGCTCACAGGCGAACCGATTCCGTTTAAATCATATCCTGATTATATTCAGTCGGACTTTCTCAACAAGAACAATCTAAAAAAATATTGCACGAATAATCCGGAATTGGGTCTCGCGTGGGGTATTAACTTTCTTAAGCGCCGCGCTGCTGAAAAAAAAGCGGTTCGCGCGTTTCATCATGTAGAGTTGCGCTCTTTATTTTGTCCAAGCGTAAGATTTTTTGAAGAATATGGGGATTATGCGCAAATTTGCAAGGATATTGGGTTGGAAGTGCCGTTTGATTACAAAAACGATCTTGTTTTTACACCGTTATCATCCCGTGCAACTATAATTCAGGACACCCGAGAGCAACAACCCTTGGAACTAAAGAAATCTAAGATTAAGAAGTTAGACTATGGTGATTATGCTATGGCGGGCAAATTTGATAAAGGGATAAATATCGAAAGAAAAAATATTAGCGATTTCGTGGGCACGCTAAGTAAAGGATATGATCGTTTTTGTAGGGAAATTGATCGCGCCAAAACTGATGGAGCATATTTGGTGGTATTGGTGGAGGACGACATCAATAAAGCCCTGTCGTTCGACCATGATTTTCGCTTACGTTACGCTCAAACCACGCCAAGCCATGTATTCAATAAACTTCGTAGAATTTTAGCTAAATACGATAACATACAATTTATTTTCGCTAAGGGTAGGGATGAGGCTGCGCGAGTGCTAATAAAATTATTTGAGTTGGGTGAACAAGTTAAATATTGCGATCTTGAATATTTTTACGAATTAAAAAAAATATGAAAACAAAAAAATGCAAAGACTGCTTGGTAGACAAGAACTCTGAAAACTTTTCTAAAAATGGAAAGGGATATTTAAACACTTATTGTAAGGAATGCGCAACGGAAAGAACCAGAAAATGGCTTAACAATTTAAGCCAAGAAGAAAAAAGTAATTACGATTCCATTAGAAAAAAGAAATTTAAAATATATTTTGAAGAAAATAGAGAACTTGTCTTGGAGAGGGGGCGCAAGAATAGAAAAAGCGAAAAATCTAAAAAATGGTATAGGGAATACAACAAAAGGAAAAGGGGAGAAAGTCTTAATTTTAAAATAAAATCAAATTTAAGACATAGAATAAGATGCGCTATAAAAGATAACATAAAATCTGATAACACGGTTAAATTAGTGGGCTGTGAAATTGACTTTTTATTGAAATATTTAGAATCCAAGTTCAAAGAAGGTATGAGTTGGGAAAATTATGGCGCGTATGAATTAGGCAAACCAATGACTTGGCACATCGACCATATTAAACCTTGCGCAAGTTTTGATTTAACCGATCCAGAACAGCAAAAGATTTGTTTCCATTATACAAATTTACAACCATTGTGGGCGATTGATAATATCGTTAAAAAGGATAAGGTTGAGAGCGAATTAAAAAAAATCTAATGTTACAATTTTCAAAAAAATCTATAATCAAAAAAAATTCCGTTGAAGAAATGCTGGCCTTGGAGGGAGAGCTAACCGATGAAGTCGCAATGGCCACGCTTGCTGAATTTTTGTATAATAACCCCGCGCTTACGTTGGAATTACTTGCGGGTATAAGAATTTATCCATTACAAGAGCTAATCATCAAGGGTTGGCTTACAAGCAATTATAACATGGCTATATGGGGCCGTGGATTGGGAAAAAGCTTCACTGCCGCTATTTTTTGTTTATATTGGGCCTTGTTCCATCCAAACGCCCGCATAGTAATTATATCGTTCGCTTTCCGTGCGTCTCGCCGTATTCTTGAACAGATAGAAAAGTTTGTTAATGATAAGGATGCCAAGTTATTAAAGAATTGCTTCCCCAAGGATATGAATAGGAAGAATGACGAATGGAAATGGGTTCTTCCTAATGGTGCGAGTATCTTATGCGTCCCCCTTGGTGACGGGAAAAAACTTCGTGGTATTCGCGCCGAAGTAGTAATTGTTGACGAACGAAACTTCTTGAGTAGCAACATATTAAATGAAATTATTCAACCGTTTCTAGTAAGTAACAATAA